GTCAAACATGAATCAAGAGGCTCCTGTGGGCACTACAGTGGCTCTATTGGAACGAGGCATGAAAGTCATGTCTGCGATCCATAAGCGACTGCATTATTCTCAGAAGAAAGAGTTCCGTATTCTGGCTAGGATATTTAGAGATAATCTACCACAAGAATATCCATACGATGTGGCAGGAGGAGACCGTAGGGTCATGGCTTCTGACTTTGATGGTCGTGTAGATGTGGTCCCTGTAAGTGATCCGAATATCTTTTCGATGGCACAAAGGGTGACATTAGCACAGACTCAGCTACAGTTGGCTCAGTCTAATCCAACGGTCCACAACCTTCACGCAGCTTTCCGTCGTATGTATCAAGCTCTGGAGGTTCAAAACATTGATGAGATATTGCCTCCACCACCACAACCACAGCCATTAGATCCGTTGATTGAAAACGCTCGTGCGTTGACGGGAGAGTTGTTGATGGCGTTTGATGGTCAGGATCATGACGCACATATCGAACTACATGTTATGTTTATGAAGACACCTATCGTCATGACTTCACCACAGGTTATGGGTACATTGATGGGACACATTCAAGAACATATATCCAAGAAAGCTCGTGAGATGGTTATAACTCAGATACAGGGGCTTGTCTCTCAAGTTCAACTTATGGCACAGTCTGGTGCTATTAATCCACAAGATGCGCAGCAGCAGATTATGGAAGTTCAACAACAGATGCAGAATCCAGAGGAGTTAGAAAAAGCAGTGGCTCTACAAGAGATGCAGTTGATGAACGAGCTTATGCCAAAGATTACGCCACAGGGAGAGGATCCAATGAAAGATCCGCTTGTACAAATCCGTATGCAAGAACTTGGTGTAAAACAACAAGATATGCAGCGTAAAGCACTCGATGACGCGGCTCAGATTGATTTGGAAATGCAGAAGATGCAACAACGTGCAGCAACAGATGCGGCTCGGATTGAAAGCATGGAAGACATAGCCGATCAGCGTAACGACACCAATCGTGAGCGTATCGATGTACAGCGTCAGAAGATGCAACGAGGTGCCTAGATGGACCCAGTATCTTGCGTTGCTTTAGCGACAGGGGCGTATAAGACGCTAAAAGCGGCTATTTCTACGGGCAAGGATCTTCAAGATATGACGGGAACTTTGTCTCAGTGGGGTAAAGCTTTCTCTGATTTTTCTAATATTGAGGAGCGTGAAAAGAACCCTCCGTTTTGGAAAAAAACATTTAAGGGATCGGATGAAGAAACTGCTCTAGAAATCTTTGCAAACAAAAAGAAAATGGAGCAAATGAGAGCAGAGATCAAAGATCATATCTCTTGGAACTATGGGCCGAGTGCTTGGAAAGAAGTCTTGCAAATAGAAGCAGATATGCGTCGAAAAAGAAAACAAGAGCTTTACCGAAAGCAAGAACAAATAGATGCCATGATAAATTTCGCCATAGGAGCTACAATATTTGTAGTGAGTGGAGGTATCTTGTTTGTTATCTTTTATTATTTAGGCAAGTGGCAAGGTAGGTGGTAAATGTGGGTCTTGCTTTGGTTGCAGGTAATTAGTGGCACGTTTGATCATTATCACGTTGATAGTTATTCTAGTGAAGAAGCTTGTAAGTCTGCTTTATCAAAAGCTAAAGTTCTTGTTACGAACCAAAATTCTAAAGTTGTTTGTATAAAAATAGAAAGGTGATTTTAGTTGAGAGGCGCAACAGATACATAATATATGACAAACAAGGATTTGTTGTTATAATCACGCGAGATAAAAGAGTTGCTATTGCATACGCGAGGTCAAAAAAGTGACAGAGTTTGATAAAGCAGATTTAAATAACAACGGTGTTATAGAGAAAGATGAATGGAATAAACTTGCTTTAGAGGACCGCAGGCTTGAAATGGTTGACCGAGATCTCAAGCGCAATGCAGAAAGACGTTTCACAGGTTTTGCACTAATGGGTATGTTGATATATCCGTTTATAATTTTGCTTGCCTCTGTTCTTGGCTTTGACAAAGCAGCAAGTTTGATAACAGATATAGCAAGTGTGTATGTAATTGCAGCCTCTGGTGTGGTCGCAGCTTTCATGGGTTTCAATGCGTATAGCGCAAAAGCTGAGACAAAGAAAACAAGTATTAAGATGGAGGAAAGCACATGATGGATTTACTAGGCAAGCTTGTTGATCCAGTTAGCAATATTCTTGATAAGGTAATAGAGGACAAAGATCAAAAGGCTAAATTAGCGCACGAAATAGCTACGATGGCAGAGAAAAACCATCAAGCAATCGTGATGCAACAGCTTGAAATATTAAAAGCCGATGCTCAAGGTAACTGGTTCCAGTCGTCTTGGCGACCCCTTATTGGGTGGATTGCAGGTATATCGCTTGGAATAAACTACATGGTCGCCCCAATTGCTTTGGGTTTTGGTTTTGAAGTTCCTCAGGCTGATATGTCAGTCATGATGCCGTTGCTGCTTGGCATGTTAGGGATCGGGGGTATGCGCTCATTTGATAAATTAAAGAAAACGGATAGTAAAAAATGAGTGATTTAAAGATACCAGTAGCATTAGTTTTTGCCATGGCAGTGCAATTAGTTGGCTTGGTGTGGTATATTAGCAACATCGTTCACGACATTGAACATCTTCAGGGTCAAGTATCAGCGCAGCAAGACATTATAGATCTTCTAAATGCTGATGTGAATGATTTGTGGGCTTTCTGTACATTCACTGAAAATAAATGGGCAGAGGCTTATATAGATGATATGGTGTATGAGCGTGTTTGTGGATCAAAAGAGGTTGTAGAATAATGGCGTTAAATAGAAAGAAAAAAGCTACGGTGAAGAAAGTCATAAAGGGTTTAAAAAAAGCTTCCAAACTTCATGCTAGTCAAGCAAAGAATCTAAAAAAGGTTATAAAAGGAAAGAAGTAATGAGTGAGGCATTAAAAACTTTACAGGAAAAGATTGGGGCCACACCTGATGGTGCGTTTGGTCCCAACACTGCAAAGAAAATTTGTGATCATTATGCTTTGAATCCAGAACGTGGAGCACACTTTCTTGGTCAATTGGTACATGAGAGTGGTACGTTTAAATACGTTGAAGAGAACCTAAACTATTCTACAGAAGCTATTCTCAAAGTGTTTGGTAAATATTTTGAGTCTGAAAGTGACGCGGAAACGTGTGAAAGAAACCCACAAGCACTAGCTGATCGTGTATACGGTGGTAGAATGGGTAATGATGGACAGGGTTATTTATGGCGTGGACGAGGATTTTTACAATGCACCGGGAAAAATAACTATTCGCAATTTGCGGCAGATATGGATTTGCCTGAAGTTATGAAAGACCCTGACTTAGTTGCCACAAAGTATTCCATGGAATCAGCTATTTGGTTCTTTCACAGGAACAAACTTTGGGAGATTTGTGATGAGGGCGTCAATGACGAAACCATCAAAACGATTACCAAAAGAGTGAATGGTGGGTATAACGGGTTGAAACATCGTCAAAAAGAAGCTCATAAAATATATAAGTGGCTGACTTAGAGGAGAATATTATGGCAATGCCCACTAAAAAAGAAACTTTTAAATTTGTCGATGTGTCTCCTCCTGAAGAGGCAGATCAGTTATTGGTTCCGAAAAAGAAAAAAGTTAAAAAACCAAAAGTCCGTCCTCTCACAGAATCTTTAAGACCAAAATTAAGACCTGGTGATGTTAGGGATAATCCTGACCGAGGAAAAACGTATTAATGGATCTTGTTGACTTAGCCAAATATTTGTATAAAAAATTAGAAGAGCGCGAACAGGATATCTCAAGTGCTCTTTCTCACGGTTCTGTTAAGGACTGGGAGCAGTATAAAATGTCGGTGGGAGAGATACGGGGACTCTCTTTTGCCCGAGAGGAAATCAAGTCCCTGCTGGAGAAAAACGTAGACGATGTCGAAGACTTTATATCTTCCTGAACATCTTGCGCAGAAAATGAACAAAGAAAAGG